CGATTTTGCTCTTATACTCGATGTCGGGATTGGCAATAGCTGCAATCGTTCCAGTTAAGAAATCAATGATTTCCATTGAAACAATCAAAGTCAGAGCGTACAAGACTAGACCATCTTCAGTCTGGACCACGCTTCTTAAAAAGTTGAAAAATTCGATTTGCATACAACCTCCTTCTAATCAATGCGTGGCATGATCACAGTAAGCACACCTTGCTGAAGCATTTCAGCAAGAGTCTGCTCTTTCCAAGTGTACCCTTCGGACGGTTGCATTTGAAACATGAAGATAGTTTGCGTGCCTTTCGGCCATTTAGCATTGGTTTCAAACGGATACGGCATAGCAACGATGTCCCCGTTTGAGTAGCGTGTACTCTTTACAAGAGGCTTGATGAAATTTGCTACCTTTACATAGGCAAAGGTAGGCATGCCACCATTTTGAGATACTACTACGGCACTCAAGACCTCAGTGATAGTTGAAACCGCATAAAGGTTTTCTTTGTTTTCTACGGTCGCTTGCTCTACCTTAGTTGCCATTTCCTTATTTTGCTTGAGCTGCGCCTCTACCTGGTTGAATTTCTCCTTTTCGGCACGCTGTGGGAAATTCTCCTGATAGAGAGCTTCCAAGGCTAGCGCAAAAAGTTCTGTATTAGACAAGCCGATTTTATCAGCTGGTAAGAAAATTGGCACGATAGCACTGTCTGCATTGACTAGCGTGACCTTTGTAGCGGATGCTGTTCCGCTTGCGTCAAATTCTTGGGACTTTGTCCCGTACTCTAATTTCATGCTTTCTCCTTTTTAAATTTTGAATGAAATATTGTCAAAGTTGAGCCAAGTGGCGTCAACGTTTCCCTTTACGACTACATTACCGCTCGGATAAATGCCTAAAACAGCCATGCCATAGCTATTATTTAGAGCTGATACAAACATAGTTTGTTTAGGTCTAAAGTCGACAGGTAAGACACCAATAACTGTCTCTTTTGTTGTTCTGCCTTTGTAAGCCGTGCCTCTGATGTAAACCACTCCATCAAATGTTTTTGAGTACTGAACTTTGTCGTAATCAGGATGATTTACCCATCCGTTTTGTAAAGGCAGATTTTGCCAAGGTGTTCCTTGAGTGTATCTCTGCAAGTCATCCTTGGTAGCAATCTCTTTCCAGTCACCCCAGCGGTTGTCCATTCTATACCTTACTAGCATTGTTTCAGTGGTAGCCGTCCAATAAGTCTGCACAACATATTGAGCGTCATCATAGACTTGAACCAATAACCAGCCATTCTGATTTCTTGGTCTATCAGGTGCACTGTGACTATAATACATACCATTTTTAAGGACATTATCGAGACTTTCTTTCGTTAAAATAGAAATCCCGTTATTACGTGTCAGCTGGTGCTGTTGAATAGGCTGGTCATTAGCGTAGATGTCCCCTTTAACATCAAGAGCGCCACGCTCTCTGATTTTGTTGACCCCAACCCCTGAGCGGTCATAAGACAAGACTACGCTCTCTGTTGGCACGTTGACCATGAACTCAGTACGAGTGAATTTGTCCTCAACCGTGCCAATGACAACCCAGGACTGATTAGCTAGATAATTGCCAGCTAAATTAGCCTGAGAATTGACTAGATTTGAGATACTTGTCCAGGATCCAGTGGCTGGTCCTGTATCTACTTGAAAGTTGGTAGTCCCAAGCCTTGCAACCTTGAATGTCAAAGTCATTGAGTTCTTTTGACTTCCTGAGACAGTCAAAGGAGCGATTTTGGCATTTCTTGTAGTGGTCAAGGTGCTAGAGGTAGAGCCTGTTCTGGCTATACTAAAACTTAAAGCTGGAGCAAAATACTCAAGCACGGTTACAGATACCTCTTTAGTATCCGACCATCTGCCACGGCTATCTGAGACACTCGCTCTGATTTTGATTGTGCCGTGATAGTTCATGATGCCTAGACTGCCGCCGTTTGAACTCGTGGATTGGTTCTTGCCAACGATTTCAGCGTAGTATCCAGTTATTGATGAGCCGTAAGAGCCGACTGCGCCATTAAATGCTACTTTGATGTTAGATATTACCTGGATGAACGTGTTTCCGTTTGGGATGAGGTTTTGAGCCGCACCGTTTAGGTCAGACAGGGAAACTCCTGTAAATGTGGGTTTTACATTTGCTGGTACGCTTGCCGTGAATGTAGTGGACTGTGTTCCAGTCTTGGTAGAGCCTGAGTAGGTATCTACATAGACTGTCCCAGTCCCACTTGCTGAGTTGGGAATGTCATTGGCAAAGTCAAGAGGGATCGTCCAGCTTGTGGACACATCCACATTACTTGCAATCGTTCCTGACTTTCCAGCCCATGAATAGCGCACTGTATGCTTGAAACTTGAACTTTGACGGCTAATATTGATAGTAACCGAACTACCAATAACTCCAGCGCTCACACTTACAGAGCTTGAACGTGGTATAGTCGTCAGGCTAAGGCTTGCTGATACTGTGATAGTCCCATGCAAGCCATTGTTAGGATTGAACGTACAAGAAATAGGGAGCGTTTTAGTCCCATCTGCATTGTGGCTGATTGTACTTGAGCCACTAGCAAGCGTGTACTCCTCGCCTGATGTCTCCCACGTCGGATAGCTGTAATGCACGTTACTGCCATCCAGATTAAGAGACAGCGTACTATCTCCTTGATGGTTATGAGTATAGTAGGCGCCTGTACGGCTAACTGTCATCCGCCAGTTGACGGTTGAGGTGTTATCCGTGATACTCTGAGATCCTTGGTTTACATACAGATTAAGATATAAGCTCCCACTTGAATTACTAAACTTTGCCATTTTACTCCTTTCTATCCAACGTAACGGATGACGTTCATGTCAGGGTTAATATGATACTGTTCCTCACGGTACCTTCCAATTTGAATGGTCTTAGAAAAGATACCATTCTCAATGTGGATAACACCTTGAGAAATATACATAACCTCAACCCCTGCAGAATACATTGAAATCCGTCCACTTGGACTAAATAGCATGCTAGAGCTACCGTCATTCTTGCCAATGACAAGACCATCATTGCTAGAGCTCATGTAAGTATCAATGAAATTCCAACGGTCAGACAATTCTCCAAGATCCTTAGCAATACTTGAGACACGCTGACTAGCTGAAATCAAATCTTTCTCAGCTTGTGCTCTTGCGGTTTCATTCGCATTGACAAAGTCCTTATAAGCCTTTATCCAGTTATCCAAAATATCAGCGCTCGCCTTAGCCTCAAGCTCAGCTTGGATAATTCCAGCTTTCTCATTCAAAGCGTTGAGCTGTTGCTGCGTTAGCCCTTGGTCGGCTTTAGAGTCAATACTTGTCTTGATTTCTTTTAGCTGGGTTTCATCAATAGCTCCTTTGTCCCCTTTATCGCCTTTAGGACCAGGATCTCCTTTAGGTCCTGCGTCCCCTTTTTGACCTTGGAGACCATCAGATGCATTGATAAGCGTCAACTGCTCAGACGCTATCTCTTTGTTATCAACCCATGCCGAGACTGTCAAGACCATCTTTTGATTGATGTCAGAGGCTCGGACAATGTAGCTGGGACTTGTAGCTTTGATTTCGCCATCTACAACCCAACGCCAGCTGCTGTTGATGACCTTATTCCCTCTCATGAGGGTAGGAGTCACAATCGTCTGACCTTGACCGTTCTTAAAGGCTATACCGTTGTCTGTAGCTAGCTTGATAGTGTAGGGCTTGGATGCTTCGAAAAGTCGCTCAAAGGCAGCCTGAATGCCATCTGATAACTTATTCTCTAGAGCCTTGAAATTCGCAAAAGTGGTTTTGTTACCTGCCGGATTTGTAAAACTGATTTTCTGTTCGGTAACTCGTGCTTTTACTATTAAAGCTGGACTAAAACCATCATCATAAATCTGGACCGTGTCCCCGATTTCTACGTCCACAAAGCCATCTACTTCATATGTGATGGCTGGGTAGCAATGTTGCTTTAATTTCAGATAAGCAAGCCGTCTCAACTCGTTTGGCTCGTCTGTGTCAAAGTCGAAGTCTCGTCTTGTCCACTGGTCCTCAGCGGTTGCTGAAGTGAAAGTTGAGGGATAGAGTTGCATGGACAACGGTGCATACAGTTGTTGCCCTCTTTGGTAAAACTCTAATTCTCCCCTCTCGTTTTTGATAGACCAATCTCCCAAGTTTTCAATGGTCAGAACCTCTTTTTCAGGCTCAGTTTCTTTCTCTTTTTTCTTAGGAGGTTTGATGATTCGTTTCTCAGTATTAGATGGTCCACCTTTCTTACTAGTCGTCACAGTCTGTTCAATAGAGCCATCTGAACGAGTTGTGGTGGTCGTTGTAATTCGTGTTTTATCAGCCAGTTTTGTGACTTTCGTGTGGACAATAGTCTTACTCTTTGTCCCGTCGGATGCTGTGCGAATAATTGTTTCGGTTGTCGAACCATCCGCATTTTTCACTCTCTGACTAGATAGATGACGTTCTCCACTTTCTTCGACTTCCACGGTCGGCATTTTCCCGGTTGGGCGAATTGTATTGAAAATACCCGTTTTGTCCACTTTTCGGGTGATGGAACTAATATTTTTACCATATTTTAAAACCACATCATTCCTAATACGACCAACACCTTGGTGTGTATCGTCGTGTTCGTGATATATATTTACAGTAAAGTTCTTAAGTGTGCTATCTGCTTTTAATTGTGTGTCAAATTCAATCTCAGCATTGAATTGTTTCGCAAGATTAAGCAAGCGAGCAAGTTTTGTTTCTTGCGTCGTCCACTCAATGGTGCGTTGCTGGTCTGAAATCTCGTTAATTCCAATAGTGAGATGAGCATAGTTCAATAAAGCCATCTCTTTGCAATATTCTGCAAAAGTCATGGCTCTCGTTGCTTTGTAAGGATTTACTAACTCATTGATCAATTCAAGATTGAGATTCTCACAATAGCATTTGATTGTCTGCTCATTTTCCTCCACTGACATTACATTAAAGAGATAGGTGCGCCCGTTGTGTCGGAATGACACCCAAGCACGTTCGTTTAGATGATGGTAGGCCTTTGATGAAGCTGTATCTGATTGAATTGCTTTCTTAAAGACTGTAAACTCGAAAGTTGAAGCTCCTGTTGGCATGTCTCTTGACCATGTATCGTTATAATAATTAAGCGTGTTCTGCTTACTATTATCAACAAAAGCAACCTTTTGCAAGGTTGCATCGTGAATCGTTAAAAGCATTATAGCCACCTTTCTTCAAATTCAATTGTTACTGTCGGATGTTTTTTGATAAAACTAGAGAAATATAACTCTAATTTTGAATTACCTGGAGGGATAGAGAGCCATTGAGAGCCGTCTACAACCTCGCTTGCTTTTGCTATTCCATCGATATAGACCGTGTCATCCTCGCTATTGATTAGAACATTCGAACCAATTGGAAAACGATTGGGGATGTCATTCGTTGTTGGGACAAAATCTTTACGGTAGTACAATTCATCTAGATACATGTGAGAGACGATTGGATTGTCTCTGTACGCTCCGATTGTAATGTGAATTTTTACGGACTTTTTACCCTCGATCTCTGGAATGATAAAAGTAGAGTATGATCCTTGATAAAAAACTAGTACCTTGCCATCATTCCGTTTTAAATCTGACCACCCTTTTGCCACACTAAAAGGATTGATATCTCCCGTTGTAGTTCCATCAAAATTCCATCGCTTTAGAATCCTATATCCACCTTGACCATCGCTAGCTAAAAAATTGAACTCACATTCAGAACCTAGCGACCGTTTAAAGGTCTCAACACCATACAAAAATTGGCCTGCCTCATCTGAAACTGTCACCTTGATGAATCCATATTGATTATTAGCTTCGGACCAAAAAACTTGTCTCCACCAAAAATAATCATTCAGGGACCCAGTGCTGCCTGTGCTATCATTAGGGATTGACCAGGTCAAACTTGTAGCGTAGTTGTGTAATTTAGTTTCACCTCGTAAATCTTTCAATCTAACGTGTGGACGTTCCCAAAGATTAATCACTTCAGCTGTTCCTACAATGTACTCTGTCCGGTCATTTGTGATGGCTTGGTTCTTTGCTGCGATTGCCAATCCATTTGTGATTTTTTCACCTCTAAAATCAAGTAAGATTTCTGATTTTTGCGATGGTTCGGTATCGGCTTCTTCACGGTTCCCGATTTCTAAGGTTCCATTTTGATTAACTAGACCGATATAGCCATTCTCAGCATTGTGTTTGACTTTAACGATTGGAAATGCACTCTCTGTGCCATTATTTATAAGATCAAACACCATCTTTCCTGCTTCGCTAGTTGCGTTTTTGTCGCTATCAAAGCGCTTATATGCTGAACTATGGGCCACGCCATCAGGAATGATGAACTTAATAGACCCGTTTGAACGTCTCCCACTTGCCTCCTGCATAGAGATATCATCAATTACCATGGCCAGATAATACTTGTCTGGCTCATCTGAAAAGGTCAACTCTTTAGGACTATCAACATTAAAAATACCCGCAAGCTTGTGCTTGAGGGTATTTCTGTCTTTGGACCAGATAGAGAAGTCCACCTTGATATATTTTGCATCAATCGTTTGTTGCTGGATATTCACGCCAATTCTTGGGGCATGATCGATAGAGATAGAGCGATTGTTCCCGACATCACGTTGGATGTCATGGATTTCAATAAACTCTCGTAAATCTATTTTATTAAAACGCATAGTCACTTCACTCATTCAATCACCCCTTTCATTCTTAGTAGCGTTTTCTCACGCTCTTTCTGAGTTTTAGTAATGATATCCGTAACTTTTGAGCTGTCTAGATAAGCATTTGTGTCCTTGTTAAGGATAGCAGTAAGCAATTTTTCTAAACTTGACCTCAGAATCCTCATCTCAGACACGACTTTATCAGTATCTTGCCCATTTTGAACACTTGTAGTTTGAATAGTGATGTTACGTTGAGCTTGTTCCATTTCACGAAGAAATTTTGCATCACTCGGGATCCCAATACCAGAAGCATATTTAGGAACACCCATCTCATGCATCAAACGTCTAGTCTTATCAGCTCGCAAGACTTTAGAGCCTCTCGGAAGAGGAAGTAAGACGTCCCTGCCTTGAGGAATGAAACTCCGACCATTTGGTAGAGTGACCATTTCCTTGTAGTTGCTATTTCTTTGGTCGTTGACGATAGCAAGTCCACCAGGGTGATAGTTGGTCCCGTGTGCATGCTTGCTCGCAAAGATATTCGTAAAGAAATTACCAGTAACGCTATCAATCCAGCTCTTAATGCCTGAAAGAACACCAGAAGCATTGTCTCGAGCGTTGATAGTGACCGTTTTGTCCTGGATACCATTGACACCACTTTTGACCTCGCTGACAGTGTCATTAGTACCATTCTTGGCAAGGATATTTACTGGATCATATTGCTTGATAGCATTGATAGCACCGCTTGTCTCGTTTCGTACACCGCCCGTTTGGTCAGCAGCAAACAAATTGATAGGAGATTCTTGCTTAGGTGAATTAACGCTCAAAATCGCACTTCCAACAGCTGCGCTCGTATTATCTACCGCATCCAGAGACTTAGTCTCGGCAGATGCAAAATTCCAAGCTGTAATCTTATCAATAGATAACTGACCATTGTTCAAAACATTCGTAGGATCTGCCTTCAAATCTTTTGTAAATGGAGTCGTAGCATTCCAAGTTGTCAAAGTATCAGTAGAGCGAGCTACTGCTTTTTGGATACTCTCATCATTGGCCAGCAACTCCTTCTGTTTTGGTGTGAGCGATTCATAGTTAGATAGAGCCTTTGAAGCTTCCTCTGCCTTATTCATGACATCGGCATTTTTCATGAGGAGTTCTTTAACTTTAGCTGGCATACTATTCCATGTTTTAAGATGGGTTTCACTATCAAAGATGGCTTGCAACCCAGCTTGGTTCTTGACAATCACTTGTTTCTCTTCGAGAGTCATGTCTTTCCATTTACCAGATTCGACAAGGGCCTCGGCTATAGTCACACGAGCGTTTGAGTTGATATCCGCAGTCTTAGCGATAAACTGCAATTGTTCCCAACCTTCCGCAGATTTGGCAGCCTCTCCGATAACTTCCTTAACATTGGATTTAACTTGGAAATTCCCATTCTTATCAATGTTACCGACCAACAATGACCAGGCATCATTAGCCTCTTTCACCTCCTTGCTCATTTCACTAGTATAGTTAGCAAGGATGCTATGCGAATTACCTACCTTTTGAGAAGCTTCAGCAGCTTTCTTCCCGATTTCTTCATAGGACAGGCCGTACTCTTCCAGAACTTTCTTGGCTTCTTCCCAATAGTTCCAACTTTGCCCGGTTCGAGCTTTCACCTTTGCATCGAGATTTTGCATGACTTGATAATACTTACTTCCAAGAGCTTCCATCGTTTGAGTGTGGTTTGCTTCTAGAGTTTGCAGTTTCTTGTTGTAAGTCTCCTGGTCAATAGCCTTTCCATCTAGCAACTCTTTCAGCTCGCTTTTTGAATTTTCGTAGAGTTTCTTCTCCTCATCAAGTGCTTGCTTCAAAACATCTTTAGTATGCTTCAATTGTGTTTCATTCAGACTTCTGACATCGCCATTTAAAGCTTGTAAAGCGGCCTTCTGCTGATCAGCTGACAAACTCATCATTGAGAGTTTTGCCTTAATCATCTCATTCTGATTGTTCAGGATGATTTCTTTCTCCTCTTGAGAGAACTTGCTCGCATCTCCGTTATGACGTTGATAAATCTCATTAATTTGATTCATCATAGCCTCAGTGTTAGAGACGACCTGACCATTTCTTTCCTTAGCTTTGGCAATATCGTCCTCACTAAGGCCCCACTTGGCGCCCAACTCTTCCATTCGTTTGTTGGTCTTATCGGCAGCAGTCGCTATTTCTTCATAAAGTTTTTTAAAGGCTCCAGAGACCTTGTCGGCATCTCCAGCATGAGTACCGAAGTTTGCGACAGCCGTACTGGTTTCATCAACAGTCTTTTGAAAACTTCGCAATTCTCCACGAGCAGTATCGCTCAACTGAGAACCGAACTCTTCAGTCTTGATGCGAGCCTTGTCTTTCTCGTTGCCGAAATGAACAGCAGCAGCCGTCGCAATAGCAAGGCTACCAACTATCAAGCCTAATGGATTTGCGAGACCACCCATTGCAGTTGTCAAGAGACCAGTAGAAGACGAAGCTGATGCCGTCGCATTACCAAGCGCTACAGCTCCACCAGATGCCAATTTAAAGGCAGATGATAGATTTCCAGTTGTTCTAAAAGCTTGGAAAGTCTTGAGCATTAGAGACATGCCACCTACTGCCTTACCAGTGCCTTTAGTGAGCCAACCAAGTGCTTTCGTAAGGTTCCCGATAATTCCGAGACCTTTCCCAAGGATGCTTAAAGCAGGTCCAGCACCAGCAGTCAATGCTGCCCACTTGAGAACGCTTCTTTGTTGTTCTTCAGACATGGAACTGAACTGTTTAGCCATTGTAGCGAGTGTATCAATCCAAGGCTTGGCAGCCTTTAGACCATCACGTAGAGCCTTTAGAAGTGGACCTCCAAACTCAATGGCCAAGTCCGTTACCTGGTTCTTAAACATCTTCAATTGCGATTCTGTGGTTTCATATCGTTTATTGGCTTCATTGGTCAGAGCAGTATTCTCTTTCCAAGCCTTATTTGAACGATCTACAGCATCCCCCATTTTATCAGAGGCTAGAGCCAAGGATTTCAGCATGTTGCTTTGTCGGATACCAGTCATTCCAAGTTGTGCCAAGATAGCGTTCATGTTTACGCCTTTTTCTTGAGCATTTTTCAAGCCCTTGATAAAGGATTGCAAAGCAACAACTGGTTTCTCTTTCCAAGCCTGTTGAAATTCCTCTGAGGTCATTCCAGCAGTTTTAGCAATGAGGTTCAAGTCATCTGCTGCTCCCTTACCTGTCAATGAAACAGCATTACCAATAGCCGTCAAAGTTTGAGTCATAGCGGTACCACCAGCCTCAGCCTCAATACCAACCGAACTCATCGCAGTAGCAAGACCAAGGATATCTGGAGCGGTCAGTCCAGCTAGTCGACCACCAGCCGCCAAACGGTTAGTCATTTCAACAATGTCCCGCTCAGTTGTCGCAAAGTTGTTACCTAAGTCAACAACAGACGAGCCAAATCGTTTGTACTCGTCCGATGTCAAACCAAGGATATTCGCAATCTTAGCGATAGAGCTTGCAGCATCTTCCGCACTCAAGTTCGTTGATTCTCCCATGTCAATCATGGTTCGAGAGAATGTAAGAATATCTTCTGCCTTGATACCTAACTGACCAGCAACTTCTGCGACATTTGCGATTTCAACCGCACTAGCTGGCAATTCTTTAGCCATCTGACGAATGCCATCAGATAAGTTCTTGTAGGATACGGTTGCAGTCTCATCTACTGTCTTCTTCACACCTGCAAAAGCAGATTCATAGTCAGACGCAGCTTTCGTGACAAGTCCAACACTAGCAACCAAAGGAAGTGTTAAGCCAGTAGTCAACTTACCTCCCAAGCTCGAAACGTTATCACCAAAAGTCTTAATTTTATCGCCACTTTTGATAAGACCGTCTCCAAATTTATTGATACGGCTCGCAAAGCTATTCTCCTTACCGACTGCAATCAGAGCTTGTTGCACGTTACGGAGTTGACCTTCCATGGCTGCCAACTTAGCATTCTCGCGTTCAATCTCAGCAGCGGCCTTATCAAATTTAGCTGTACCAGGTTCGAGAGCGTCAAAGCTTTTCTTCATCTGGTCCAAAACACTTTTTTGCGCTTCAATCGCTTGACCAAGTGTCTTGTACTTAGCTTGAAGCAAGTCTGTGTTTTTCCCATTGTTTTTAAGGGAGTTGTCTAGCGCCTTTACATTGCTTTGAAAGTATTTAACCGCATTCTTAGCACCATTCAGAGTAGGATTGAACTTCGACACGTCCAGCCCTAGCTCGATATACATTTGACCTAACGGCGTTCCACCTGCCATTCAAATCCTCCTTTTTAAATCATTTCTAGAAAGTCAGCAAGATCCATGACTTCCTCAGCTTTAGCAGATTCAGTTTCACCAAGAACGCCCATCAGGTCCTCCCAGCTCGTATCCATAACATCACGGATACTCATGCCGTATGGTCCTTCAGTTGCTTGTTTGACAAAACCATAAAACCGTTTCAGTGCTTCACTCGGCTTTATTTTTTCTCCTTTGGGTCAACATCACCCACCAAATGAGAGTAGATGTCTGCAAATACCGCAAAAATATCCGCCATGTCTGTGTATTTCAAAAGTTCTTCCACTTCCAAATCTTCAAACAATGAGGCGATAAATTCCAATTGCTTGTCTAGCTTTTCAACTTCGGACAAGTCAGAAGATAGTGCTTCATTGAGGATCAGATAGTCACGATAGTCCTTAGTAGTAATTTCCTTACTTGTCTTTTGAACATCTTGACCTTTCTCATTTTTAATTAAAAATTTAACCTTAGCCATATACTTTCCTTTCTAGAAAAAAGATAAAAAGAGAGATTGCGCCCTCTTCCTACCCTGCGGCAACCATTTTAAGTTGCCCTTTGAATTTTTTGAGCTTAGTATCATCTTTACCAATGTATTTCACATAGTAAAGACCATTTGTTTCAGTGTCATCACTTGCAATAGCAGCGAAACTCAAGCTGTCATCTGGAAGTTCTTCTTGCTTATCTTTAAGCGTTTCAAGTTCTTCAGCGTCCATTGAGAATTGTCCTTTGAAGAATCCGACTTGTGCCTGAGTCCCATTTGCAGTCTGAGACTCAAGCATAACAGCGCAGTATGGAGCAACTGTATCAGCGCCAATACCAATAATTTCATCTTTGACTTGATGTCCTAGGATTTTAGCGAGTACTGTTGAAGGAATATCAACTGCAGTCAGTTCCATCTTCACATCGCCAACACCACGGTTTGATACGTGGTAAGCGACATCACTACCATATGTTTTTACTGGATCACTTGCAAGACCTGAAATTTTAGCGGTACGAGTCGCACCTTTACCGGTTTGACCTTCAATTACAAAAAGGTTTTCTCCGAGTGTCGGATTAGCATTTCCATCCAACACACGAATTGTCATACGTTTAAAACCAACTAATGCCATTTATAGCACCTCTTTCTTTAATTTAGTATTCTTCGTATAGAGCACTCTGACCCTTGTAGGTCCGAGCATCTACATAGCGTTTGATTTCTGGAATCCATTCATCCAAACCACCACTGGTTTGATAAAACCCCTGGTCTTCCATAATCTTTTCAATTTTTCTTTGGAGTTCTTTGCACTCCATATAATTTTTAGACTCTACATTGACCTGATAGAGAAATGTCTTAGCCAGGCTCGTATTACTACCATGAGCCGTCTGCATCGGCGGACCAACTGGCTTGATAACGATACTTGGCTCATTATTTGGTAGCGAGTCAGGACGTTTAAAAGATTTAATACTGATTCCAGCTAAAGACTCATCTTTTTTCAAAGCCTCATAGAGTTCATCAAACTTATCTTTAACCATCTAAAACCCCTCCGTCTTCAAATGACTAGCGATTCTGTATTTATATGTTTTAGCATGAGCTTCTGAAAACCGTCTGATGACACCGAATCCCCTTGGATGTGGATTCTTACCATATCCAAACTCATTCAAGTGAACCAAACGCCAGCGAGAACCCTCACCAAAACCGATTTTCACAACAGGAACACCACTAGCAAGACCCGTCACACGTCCAGCAGTAGCGCTTTCGATGGTTTCTCCAGTATCTTTGTAGACCTGCAGAGCACCTTTGAACTCTTCTAGAGTCTCGTTTGCGACTGCCTTTAAAGCTCGACTAGTAGCACGTTTAACCTTGTTATTGCCAAGATGTAGCTCAATGTTTCTCAAAACATCGTCGAAACCTCTCAATTCTGCTCCACTAGACATCTTGACCACCACCAATGACGACTGTCAAAAAATCCCGATTGTCAAAATCAGGACGAACATCGATAATTTGCCATTTTTCACCACTAAGACGAATATCGCCAACTTCGACAAAATGCTCATTCTTCGGCTGATAATCAGACAAAGGATCTCGAATTTTCAGAGTCATCTTAGCTTTCATTGACTTCCCGGTTGCGATTTCAATATCTTTGAAACTAGGAGAGTAGACTTGCCCCATTGTGTAAAAAGCCTTCTCGTGAGATACATCACGACCATGAAGCCCCTCCTCGACTTTAGAAGTATAGAAAGTCAAGGGGGTTCTCAGGTCTCCATTTTGAGCCTCTGGCTTTTTGTAACGATAGCTAGGGCTATTATTCTGATAGGACATCAGACATTGTTACTTCTGGTTGTTTATCTTTCCATTCAACAAAGCCAGGTAACGCTTCGTTGATTTCATCGAAACGCTCTTTTGACTCTTCAAATTCTTGGCCAACAGAACGAAACACCCCTTCTTTGATGTCGTAAAAGCCTTTTAAAACCTTAATCATGTTTTTCCTCCAATTTGTAATTTTCTAGTGATAATGCCATCAAATCCCCTTGAAAGTTTTGATAGAAAAATTCAACTTGATCATTGTAGACATATCGAGCACGTTCTAGAATAAGCTCTCTCGCTCGTGGATCAGCATAGTCCTTGCTACCGACCAGACCGAGAATGACTGACTCAGAACTTTCCAACATTTTAGAGAGGTTGTTATCCTCTCCAATATGAAAAATCCTCATCCGCTCCTTGAAAGATTTAAGGAGTGGATGAAGTTGTTCTTCTGGAGTCATGACTCAACTCCTAGATTAGGCTTGGGGAAGTTGTAGAGTCCAGACTGCAGCAGTCTTTTCATCATGAGCCTTACCGTAAGCAAATTGCTTAGCGGTGTAGAGGTTCAAATCTTCCAAAGCATAGGTTTCTGTGTAGCGACCGAATGAAATACCGCCACCGACAAAGGCATCATAACGACCTTTGACAAATGTAGTTACTTTACCAGCAGTCTGCGCCACGGATTCAACCAAGATAAGGTTAAATGGCATCGCAGTGATATAAACTCCTTGAGCATTCAACGAAGTGTATTGTTTCTTCACATCCCAAGCATCAGCTGGGTTAACAACCATCACAAGGTTGCCTTCTACTGCAACTGGAGTTGTTCCGTCCGCTTTTACAGAGTGATGTTTGTAAACATTTGTCAATTCTTTGACTACGGTTGCTGAGTCAGCAAAAGTCAACTTAGCAGTTTGAGCTGTTTTTTCAGCATAAGTTGTCTTATTGCTTTCAACAGTCCCTGAGAGAGTACGAGAAAGACCGATGGGTTTGTTGTCCCCATCACCGTTCAAGAAAGCAGCTTCAAGAGCAGCCGCAAAGGCTTCTGTAATTTGTGCAGAAACAAATTTTTGCAACCAAGCTGGACCAAATTTTTCAGCATCTTTTGGAATTACAACGAAAGCAGTCAACTTGTGTTGAATTGCTTCTTCATCGTTGAATTCTTGTTTAAGTTGTCCTTCGATTTCTGAATTGATTTTTCCCCAAACAGCTTGACCAGTTTGCTCTGATTTAAGGAATTTCAAACGGATACCAGCATTTTTAAGGCCGATATGCTGAAGGAGTGGACGTGCCATAACCATATCTTCAAAGATACGGTCGATTGTTTCTTGTGGGAAGAGTTTTTCAACTCCCTTAGGTGCGGCTTTTTCAATGTTATTGAAAAACTCACGAGCTTCAGCGGTCAGCTTAGCATCGTATGGATTTAAGGTTGAAACTTCTTCACGGGCAGCATCACGAGCTTGAGCCATCATTTCATTTGTCATGGACTCGATCATGTCATTGTATAGCTTCGCTTGTTCTTCTTGAGGTGCACCATTTGCAACGGCATCCAAAAATGCCTGACGTTGTTTTTCAAATTGGTTAGATAATTGCATTGTCATTCTGTTTTTTCCTTTCTTAAAACATAAAAAGACCGAACCCTTTAGGAACAGCCTTGTCTGTGTTATTTTCTGGACTTTCTGGAAAATTGAATTTCTTCTGTAGAAATTCGCTATTTTCAAAAGCCTCTTTGTCGATTTGTATATCTGGTAGTTTAGCTTCTAGCTTTTTAGCTACCAGTTCTGCGATTTTATCGATATCTGGTGTCATTGCTGACCTCATTTTTTCGATAAAATCACTTGGGATCATAGGAGTTTCACTCGCTACCAGAGTCGGAGCGACTTCGTTTGTAAACATAATCTTGTCTACAAATCCATGATTCAAAGCTGACTCAGCATCAAACCAGGTAGTCTTGTTCATCAATCCAAGCAGGTCATCAAGTGCCTTGCCAGTCTTATGGACATAAGCGCTAGCGATAGACTTGTTAAACCCTTCTAGTACCCCAGCCTCATGAAGCAGAGTGTTATGGTCTCCGTTCACTTGCGTTGAAACGTTGTGGATCATGATTTGGGCGGTCGGACTGATTTCAACCGTATCTCCTGCCATTGCAATCACGCTTGCTGCGCTTGCTGCAATACCGACAATCTTCACGGTCACGTCGCCAGGATACGAGCGTAGAGCAGTATAGATTTCACTACCAGCATAGACATCTCCTCCTCCTGAATTGATATGAACTTCAATCGGTTCACCACTTTCAGGAAGGACGACATCTTTTGGAGCGGTAGCTTCCCAATCAAGCCAGTCATAAATCCATCGATCATCGTTAGAAATAATCGTACCCTTAATCGGAATTACTTTCATCTTCTTTCTCACCTCCTTTCTCTAACTGTTCACCAAGTTGATAGTTTTTGGTGATGAGGAATTTATCGCCACCAGGGACAGATTCTAAGCCAAGCTCAGAGCGCACCTCGTTTCGAGTCATTGCTCCAGAAGAAATAAGCTTATCAATGTTTTCAGCAAGTGCAAACTTATCTCTCTGACCTTCGCCGATGATTACAAATAGATGATTGCGCTCGTATTGCCGTCTTGATACCAAGGCGAAATTAAGCCCATCACTCATTTTCTTAACAAGTGATTGGTAGCAATAACTATTAAACATCTTTTGGCTATTTTCCATATTGGCCATGTCGCCATGAATTAAAGCTGTTGGAATCCCTAAGACGTCAGCGACCTCATCATCAAATTGCCGACGAAGTTTCTTCAACTCATCAACAGAAATATTTGAAGTTCCTGTTGTATTCGTATGCTCAGAATATTCCATTCCATCTTGAGCTGGAACAATGGCAATCGTCTTGGTGCTAAATGATTTAAAGAGACCATCAGCATATGATTGGAGTTTATCACGCATCTGCTCATTAAAACTCCCATTGTTTTTTGTTTTGAGAGTTCCTCTGATTTGATTATTCCTAGCCAAGGCCTCGACCAAACGAGTGTGCAACTTCTCGTAATCAGCAAATAAGTCAGAAATATAATCTTGCAGTCGATTATTGTTGTACTGTAAGAAAATGACTTCACTCATCCGAAAACGCTTCTCAAACGTGAAACCTCTACAAGTTACAAACTCAAACACATCATCATAAACAGCATATTTAGTCCGTGTATAAGAGTCAGCAACAAGCAACTGATCATCAGTTGTAAGAAAGATTAGGACCTCATTCTTAGTAATCAACCTGTATACGACCTTTTGCCAAAACTCTGACGCAGATTCATTCTTGTTCGGCCTTACATTCAGCAAGTAGTCCCAATCAGAAGACTTAGCCTTACCATTTTCTTGATACTTAAATTCTGACTTAGCAAAAATTCGAGCGATGAACTCGGCTGACTTATCAATCGCTAAGCTTTTGAGTTGCAGATTTCCAAACATCCGCTCAAGATCCTCGAACTCAAACCCAACCTCTGGCACTTCACGCTTAAATAAATTCAGTAACCCCAATGCACTTCCTCCTTTCTGTTAATTTCTGCCGACCACCCACCCAAAATTTATGCTTAGATTAAAAATCCCAACTATCAATCATGTCAAGGAATTCCCCAACATTCGACTCTTGCACAAGCTCTCGCTTGTAGAGAGCAGCTATCAAAGCATGGAATCCATCTGTCTTTCTTCTGACAGGCTCTTTCTTCAAGAAACGCTTATTGCCATCCTTGTCCTCTTTGACGTAGGTATTATCCGTATACCAAATCATAGAGTTGTCATTTTCAAAGATAAACCGCTCATTCGCAAATCCATCTTCGATAATCGGCGCAACCTTAGACTGAATCGCCCCTGGATTCCGTAAGAACTCATATTCAAACCCAGCCTCTTCTAAAAGCGGTTTTAACAAATCCATTCTGAAACCATCAGCACATACAAGTTCAATCTGGTAAAGTTTGCTCCATTCGACCAGCTTAGCAATCAAAAGCCGTGGATCAATACTAGGACCGTCCACAATCGTAAACAAGCCTCTGTCTGCCCATTCCTGAATAGGGGCTTTTAGCTTGAAAGCTTTCAAGAATGCTTTTCGCGCAAATGAATGTTGCTTCCAGATGAACTCATCACCATTCTTAAAGAGCAAACCAACGCTTGCAAAGTCTCGGATACTCGCATAGTCAAACCCAGCGACACATGACCGACCTTTCAAGTCGATACCAGGAGACCGTAGACAAGCTACTAACTTATCCCGAGAGGTTACATCTTTCTCAAGGTCTGCTTCAGGAAGGTTCATCCGTTTTGTCATAAATTCCTGCCGGCCAGACGGCTCCAACTCAAGATCGTCATAGTCAGCCTTGGTTCTAGCAAGCAGCCTTTTAGCGTAAGGCGTACTTTCATCCAACATCGGATTTGCCTTTGGCCAGTTCTTCATATCATCCACCTCATCCGCACTGTCTAGCTTGCAGATAAAGGGGAATAACCTGAAATCATCAACCTCTCCATTCAAGATTTGCATAGACTTTTCTATCAACTTGTCATAGAATCCCTCACGCACATATCCATTCGTACCGTTGTAGAAAGTACGAGCATGAGCAATCTTACCAAGACCGGATCTTTGAACCTTCACAGCCTTATCATCTTCAAATTGGTGAATCTCGTCAAACTCAAGACAGCCATCACGAGCAGAGTCCATCGTTTTCGGATTGTTCGTCCGAAAAGAAAAGACCGAGTTATTCGCTCGACCTGTGATAGACATTTTAGTTAGATAGAAATGGTCTTCAAGACCACGCCTTTGAATAGTCTCATAGACTTCCTCAAAAGAAACCTTCCCTTGTTTCTCAGAGTTAGCAGTGATAGTCACATCATAATCTCTGATAGGGTAGATAGGACTGATAAAGAACGATGACCTCGCAGACATGAAACCATTCTTACCGCCCCCACGAGCAAGAGTGTATAGATACTCGTCAAAGTGTGGCTCCCCGTCCTCCTTCCGAAAAAGAAAAATGAACGGGGTCAAGAAAAGCTGGTATTTCGCTAGAGGAAAAAAGTTCTTTTCCGTAAACCGAATGAATTTGTCAATTAAGTCATTATCAAAATACAAATCATCACGAGGATAGATTTTCTCTTTGATGATTTTAAACAGCAACTTTCTTTCTTCGTTGACGACGATTTCTCCACTCTCGGCCATTTTGATGTAGTCATCAACCAGCGGATGAGAAATCATAACAGATCACTTCCAGACGTCGGTTTCTCAACAGGAGAATTTTCAACCTCAAAATCAAACGATCGCTCAATCGCTAAAAGCTGATTACTTGTTGTGTTGATTTCCTTGATGAGAGAATTCGCTTTTTGGAATCTCTGCTGCCCATTGTGAACAGTGATGACCAATCCGTCTTCATGAAGTTTGGCTTTCAGCTCATAGAGCAGTCTGACGAGATAAAGATAACGATTCACTTTTTCGTACTGGATCGCATCCTTTTTTCTAGGACTAAAATAGCCGATTTTAGAAAGTAGCTGATTTTCTAATTCTTTTATATTTTTTTCTGAGTATTCTTCCATTACCCCCCACCCCCTTTAATTTTTCGTTAAAAATTTGGACAGTTAACCCCTCCCACCGGTTCCCAAAACCTTAAAAATACTGGATTTTTTTGACCGGGGGGTGTTATTATCCCCAAAATTCATCTGTTCTGAAATTTTTCTCAATCATTTTTTTAGATTTTCGGAATTGAAAGCGGCCGTGACGTTTGTTATGACATTCTTTGCATAGAGTTCGTAGATTATCTAAGTCAAGAGCGAACTCTGGATAGAACTCTAGCTCCTTGATGTGGTCAACCTCTAAGTTCTCTCTCGTGACCTTGCCTTCGTCTTTGCACCAAACACATTCGTTATGATCACGTTCAAGTGCAAGTTTGCGAAGTTCTCTCCATTCACCGGAATTATAAAACTCTGTTCGGTCTGCTCTGGTTGAAACTTCAATCATTTGATTATTGATGTTGATGCTTTGAGCTCGAATTTGTTTAGCTTGTCAATGCAATTGTTCAAGTGTGCGATTGCTTCACAACATTCTTTAGTTAACTCTTTTAATTCTGAGTCATTTTCAATTTTGACTCCAACCACAATTTTTCCTAATGGTTTTTGTTTAGTAGTTCTTTTATTAAAAAGTCTTTTAATAATACCTTTCATAACTATGTAAACTCCTTTGTTTTTGCTCTCTCAATTCCTTGTTTTACATATTCTAATGAATTCGCTACATAAGTTTTAACTCAGATTTATCAAGCGTTTATCTCGCATGTGTGAAATGAAATCATCATAACCTCAAAACAATGAATTGATAGTAAAATAAAAAAATTAAAAGCCTTGAAACTTAGTCATGGCTCGGTCTTGAGAATCTTGATTTTTCCCTATGTATCGTAGTGAAATACTTTGGCTTGAGTGGTTCAGTAGGTCCATTATCAGAGCGACATCCTTTGTCTGTTCGTACATGAATAAACCAAAGGTCTTTCTCATCGAGTGAGTAGCTATGTTTTCAAGACCAACTTCTTCAGCAGCTCTCTTTATGATCTTGTAAGCTGTGTTAGGTTTTATATGCTGATGCTTTCCGTTTCGGCTTGGAAAGAGGAAGTCTTCATCTTTCTTATCTTTGATGTACTGCCTCATTGCATTCTTGAATTTCTTTGGCATCTTGCGTTTGGTTGGCTTGTCTGTCTTTTCATCGACGATCTGGACATGCCAACCTTTAACGTGCTTTACTTTCAGTTTAACGATATCGCCAATACGAAATCCCAAATTAACACCAGAAAGAAAGAGCATGAGGTTGCGTTGTCTATCTGACTCTTTGACTGCACTATGCAACGTCAGCCATTCAATCATAAGCTGAACGTCGTCTCTATTTCTGATTGGTTCAACAACTACCACATATCATCACCTCCTTTTTTAGTGCACAAAAAAAGCAGAGGTTTCCTCTCTGCTATTCTTCATGATACTAATTTACCACATTGTTTTTGTCAATTCTATATGTTTTTTTGACAACTTTACATAAAGAGCAAATTTGAAAGTGTATCGAGAATCACTTCACGTCTTCTGTAAATCTGCTTGCTGTGTCTATATAAGTACCCAGTTTCTCCGTTCTCCATGATGTGCCAAACTTGAATCCAGTCGTATCCAGTATGTTCCCCCCAGCGAAGATAAAAGATTTTTTTGTCATCTGGTTCTAGATTATCTAGCAATTGAGAAATAGCGTTTTGGAGATTTTCTAATCTTAAAATCATAGGATCGCTTGCATAAGCAACCGCTAGATTCTCTGACCTGTTGACGAATGTCCCACTGCCACTTGCTCCAGTATCATCAATACCAGGAACAGTAAGATGCTTAACTTCGTACAAACGTTCTAGCTCATGCCTACGTTGGCCAATAAGTTTGTCAATCTTTAAATATTTATCATCGAGTTCAAACTCGAGATAATCCCTGCGTGCTTTTGTTAAGTTCTTTTTGACCAAATCTTACCTCCCATGTATCTTTTAGATTTAACCCATTTGATAATCTTACCGTCGTTATTGTTGTTGAAATAATCCGGCAATCTTGCCGTTGGGCTCTCTTTATGGACCACTTTTTCAACGACCTGGACTCCAGGCATCATTTCATCATCTATCCATCCAACTAACCAAGCAGGATTCACATCATAGGTTTTAGCAATCATTTCAATTTGCTTAATGGATGGATATCCACCCCGTTCGTACAAGTGAATTTGTTTTGCGAAACACCCGTATCCCTAGCCATATCTTTGACAGAGAGCCCTAGGTCCTCTCTAAGTTCTTTTAATCTTAGCTGCATCTTACAAATCTCCTCGTGTATTTCAAATAATTTTCCCTTCAAATATCAAAGTTATTGTCCCTGTTCCGTCTTTATTCTTAGATACCAGAGCGCTACAATCTGAACCAAACTCAACTCCTTCAATTGTGATGCTACGCTTCACGCTGTCAACGTTGATGATAGAGTCATTTGATGTTTTTATTCTCATGCTCCATCTCCTTGTTGAATTTCCAAGCTTCATACATTATCAAATCCAATTCATTTTCATGAATATTTCCTATAACTTGACATTTCTCCCAAAAGAATTTTTCGAAAGGTGAGTAAGTTGCAGGTGATACATTGAGATATGATAAATAGAATCCAACCTCAATGACCTCTGTATCGGCATCTTCAAAATAGGTATATTCCCCGAAAGATACAATACTTGCATGAGCATTTGTAATTAAAATATCTCCTTCAAATATCTCATTTCCTACTTTATCTTTAATACCTGTTGATTGCATGATACATTCATAATCATCAAAATGTAACCAATCTTTTTTCTCTTCGATCCAAACGATTGGACAAGTCCAGTTTTCGTCATCTGTGTCACAATTGCCTACCATGACTTTATAATTCATTTTGTTTCGCGCTTTATCCCACGCTCTAAATTTTGGTATCATCCCAAATCCTCCTCTTTGACAAATACCCCATCAACCATCTTGCCCTTACGGTCTTTGATAGCATCATAAGCAATCTGCAAGCAACTGTCTGCATCTGTTCCGTTGAAAAATGAAACGGAACTGATCACGCTATCAAGAAACATCAAATCAGACTTAATCAGAGGCATCTGCGTTTTATTATGACAGATATGAGCGTATAGTTTCTGAGCGATATTGCCCAAGCTAGAAACCATCAATAGCAATTCAAGTTCCTGTTGATTGGCTGAAATCTGAGCACGTTTTTTGATTTGTTGCTCAAGTCCAATCAATACGACTTGAATATCACCAAGCGCATCATAAATCAATTCAGATTTATCCTTGGCAATACCCTCAAATAGTTCTCCTGACTCTTCCATAAGTTTCAAGAACTGCTTGACCGGATTTGCTTCATGCAAGTTACGTTCAACAAACCATTGTTGAACCTTGTTTTCTAATTCTGTGTTGTTCATTGTTTTAGCTCTCCTCACCTAAAATCCATGCGATATAGTTACAAATCAAAATAAGCATTATGGAATCTAATAAACTCTCTCTCACTTCACCTAAGATAATAATCTCAAGTATCTTCCAAATTAAATCTAGGACAATAAAATGCGAAAAGCAAGTTAAGAAAAAGCTATACTTCCCGTTAAATTTAACTTTCATAACCTCACCTCATCCCCAACTTTCGCTTTCTCATACAATTCCTTCGTAACTACGAAAATGCCGTAATCACGAATCGTAAGTGTGTATAGCTTGCCATGTCGTCCTTTTTCGGCCACACGACCAATTATTTCAGCGCCTTGATTATCGGCTCGATAGATAACAATCGGACGCTTTTCTTCCAAATCTCGAATCCTGTCCATCTGCCAGATGTTTAGTCCAGCAGATAGCAGAATCCAGATTGCGATGAATCGTTTCACTTCTCGTGTTCCTCCTCAAAATAAAACTTTCCGTCGAATGGTTCGATTTTAATGATTCCATAATCCAATCCAAGTCTTGCTATGAATGGCTTGGTGATTC